ACTGACGCAGAAGCACAGTATCAGAACGTGACCGCAACGCCCGCAAACGGCGCTGCAATCACCTTCCTGAACACTGCTGCTGCCCCGGTGAACTGCTTCTGGCATCGTGACGCGATCGAGCTGCTGCCGGCTTCGCTCGCTGTTCCGACCGATGCAGGTGCAGACATCATGCGCGCAACGACCGACCAGGGCGTTGAGCTGGTCATGCAGAAGCAGTTCGACATCAACACGCAGAAGACCAAGTATCGCTGGGATACGCTCTTCGGTGTGGCGATGGTCAACCCGGAAATGGCCGGGATCATGCTGTTCTCGCAGACCTAATGATCTAGGGGAGGGGCTTCGGTCCCTCCCTCCACCAACCGAGGGAACGTGATATGCCGCTCAAGAAAGGCTACAGCCGCAAAAGCATCGGCTCGAACATCAAGACAGAGATGAAGTCTGGCAAGTCACGCAAGCAGGCTACGGCAATCGCTCTCAGCACAGCTCGCAGGGCGGCAGAGAAAGCCGGCAAGCCCTCCAAAGCCCCTAAGAGGAAACGCACATGAGCGTCATGCTATATAAGCACCCTGGTCCGCATGAGATCCACGGTGACATGTTCGATTACATCATCGTTGATGAAGATGCCGTAGAGGGCGCCATCAAGGATGGTTGGTGCAAGACCACCGACGAAGCCAAGACCGGCGTGAAGCCAGTCGCCAAACGCGGCCGCAAGCCGAAGACTGAGGAGTAAGTCAATGGCGTATACGAAGCGAGACATCGTCGAGCAGGCCTTCGAGGAAATCGGTCTCGCGTCGTATGTCTTTGACCTGCAGCCGCAGCAGCTCGACAGCGCTCTGCGGCGCCTCGACGCGATGATGGCCACCTGGAACGCCAAAGGCATCCGCCTGGGCTATCCGCTGCCATCTTCGCCCGCTGACAGTGATCTTGATCAAGAGGTGGGCGTCCCGGACAACGCCATCGAGGCCATGTATCTGAACCTGGCGATCCGCATCTCTGCCGGGTTCGGCAAGACGGTAAGCCCGGACACGAAGGCCGCAGCCAAGCGCGCATACAACGAGATCGTCGCCAACTCTGCGCTGCCGATCGAAATGCAGCTGGGCAACGAGACCATCCCTGCCGGTGCTGGCAACAAAGGCTGGCGCTATTACAACAACCCGTTCCTGCGTGAGCCACAAGACCCGTTGCAGGTCGGCTCTGACGGTATTCTTGACCTGGAGTAAGACATGGCCACAATCAATCAACTCTCTTCCGTGAGCTCGCTGCAAGGCGGTGACAACATCGCTGTCTGGGACACCAGCAATGGCGACAGCCGCAAGGCATCGATCACCACCCTGATGGATTATGTGAACGCTAACGTCACGACCGTTACGCCGAACACGCAGTATGCGTCACCAGCTGCGACTGGCTTTAGTGTCACAGTGAACACCGGCAGCGTCTGGCTGATCCTGACGCCCGTCAGCACTTATGCCGCAGGCGCGATCGTTCTGCCCACTGGCGCGGGCGACAAGGACACCGTGACCGTGAACTGCACGCAGATCGTGACATCGCTCACCGTGTCTTCTGGCGCGACTGTTGTCGGGGCCCCGACGACGCTGGCGGCCAATGACTTCTTCACCATGCGCTTTGACGCAGCGACCAGCACTTGGTATCGCATTTCGTAAGGGGCGAGCATGCAAATCCCCATCCTCAATGGTATCTACACCGACGCCTCGCCGAACTTCCGGACGTCGTATCCAAAGAACCTCGTTCCGGTTCCAAAGCAGACAGGCATCGCAGCGGGCTATCTTCGGCCCGCTGATGGCATTGTGGAAGCCGGGACAGGCCCAGGCATCAATCGCGGTGGGATCAACTGGAATGGCATGGTCTACCGCGTGATGGGGACCAAGCTGGTCTCGATCGCTTCGGACAACACAGTGACCGAGATCGGCGACGTCGGCGGCTCCGGCCGGGTGACGTTCACCTATGGCTTCACCTATCTGGCAGTCGCTTCCGGCGGAAACCTGTTTCTCTACGACGGCACGACGCTGACGCAGGTGACGGACCCGGACCTTGGCACCGTCCTCGATGTGGTGTGGGTCGATGGATATTACATGACCACCGACGGCGAGTTCCTTGTGATCACAGACTTGGACGATCCGTTCGCGGTCAACCCGCTCAAGTATGGTTCATCGGAAGCTGATCCGGACCCAGTCGAGGCCCTGCTCAAGCTGCGGAATGAAATCTACGCGCTGAACCGCTACACCATCGAGGTGTTCGACAACGTGGGCAGCACCGGCTTTCCGTTCGAGCGCGTTCCTGGGGCGCAAATCCAGAAGGGCTGCGTCGGCACGCACGCCTGTGCGGTGTTCATGGACAACGTGGCGTTCCTGGGCGGCGGCTTCAACGAGGCTCCGTCAATCTATCTCGGTGCCAATGGCTCGGTGCAGAAGATCGCAACGCGCGAGATTGACGAAATCCTATTGCAATACACCGAGACAGAACTGTCGGTCGCATTTCTCGAGGAACGCGTTGACCGAGCACACGAGCATCTGATCGTTCACCTTCCGCGGCACACGCTGGTTTTCGACGGAGCGGCTTCGCGCGTCATGCAGCAACCGGTCTGGTTCACGCTTTCCTCGACGCTGGTCGGTGAAGGCATGTGGAACGCTTGCACTTGCATCTGGGCATATGACCGCTGGAACGTCTGCCATCCAAACACAAACCAGTTCGGCTATCTGGATCAAAGCATCTCGACGCACTGGGGAGACACGATCGGCTGGGAATTCGGCACGCAGATCATCTACAACGAGAGCAATGGAGCAATCTTCCACGACATGGAACTGGTCGCCCTGACCGGGCACGTCGCGCCAGGCGTTTCCCCGACAATCTGGACGCAGTATTCCAACGACGGGGAAACGTGGAGTGTCGAAAAGCCAATCCGCACAGGCGGCCTTGGGGACCGGGCAAAGCGGCTTGTGTGGCTGCAGCAGGGCAGCATGCGGAACTGGCGCATCCAACGGTTCCGGGGCACGTCTGAGGCGCACTTGGCGATCGCACGGTTGGAGGCGCGGCTTGAGCCGTTGGCGTTCTGATGGCTGATCCGAAACCGCTCACCCGAAACCAGATCGCGCGCATCGTCGGAAACGACCCGGAGGCCATAAAGGCATTCGAGCGGTTGTTCACTGTGGCTGGGCAGCTGACGCCAGCCGACATTGCTGCGCTTACGGTCCTAATCGAAACGGCTTCATTTGATGCCGGTGTGGCGCAGAACAAGTCGGAAGCCTATCAGCCGAACTTCCAGAAGCTGGATTACATCGATTTCAACCGCGTCGGCCCGCACGTTGCTGCAGCGCGCCGAATGCAGTGGAACGAGGACGACGGCACCATCGACGTTGGGATGAATGCAAACGTCATGCTGCAGGTTGGCCAGGAGACGCACTATTACGCCAAGAACACATCTGGCGGCGACATCCTGAACGGTACGCCAGTCATGTTCACGGGGACGCTTGGCGCATCTGGCAAGCTGACGTTTGGCAAAGCCGTGGCCGATGGTTCTTTCCCTGCGATCTATATGATGGGCGTTGCGACAGAGGACATCCCGAACAACGGATTTGGCTACATCACCAGCTTTGGCAAGGTGCGTGGCTTTAATACCAGCGGCACGCCATATGGAGAGACCTGGAACGATGGCGACATCATTTACTTCAGTCCAGCAGCGCCAGGCACATGGACAAATGTCCGGCCTGCGGCGCCGAACCTAGATCTTCCGGTTGCGGTCGTCCTCAACGCTGCGTCTGGCGGTTCTGGCGAAATCTTCGTCCGCATGAAGACTGGCGAAACCGTTGACGAATTGCACGATGTGCAAGCGCCTTCGCCCTCTGATGGCGACATTTTGGAATATGACAGCGGAAACGCTCGATGGCAAAACGCGGCCAACCCAGGCCGCACGTCGAACACGCTGATCTGGTTGGAGTGCTACTGATGGCCTATAACGACATCACACCAACGAAGCTGGGGCAGGCGGCAATCACCACCGGCGTCACAACGCTTTACACGGTTCCCGCGTCAACGCGCGCTTTCGTGAAGAACCTGGACATTGTGAACACCTCTGCTGGCGCTCTGACGTATCGCGTCTTCTTAGTTCCGTCCGCAGGAACTGCTGGAACGTCGAACGCGCTATTTTATGACTTCCCGATCGACAGCAAGGAAAACATCCAATGGACCGGGACGCAAATTCTCAACGCTGGTGACACCATTCAAATCCAAGCATCCGGCGCGGGCATCACCATCACAGCAAGCGGAGCGGAGGCAGTATGACCGTAACACCGACAGTCTTGATCGAGCCGAAGCTGGTAGAGGCCACGAACACGGTTCAATATTCTGCTACTGGCGTGAATGCAATTGTGGACAAGTTCACCGTCACGAACAACGGCGCCGCGCCCGCGACGATCACGATCAACGTCGTCACCAATCTGGGCACAGCCTCAACGGCAAACCGGATCGTCAACGCGCGCAACATCGAGGTGGGTGAGTGCTACACCTGCCCTGAAATGGTGGGACAGGTTCTGCTCGATGCGGATTACATTTCAACCACGGCCAGCGCGGCCACCACTTTGACCATTCGTGCTTCTGGGCGCGAGATCACGCTGTAAGGAGCAACCCAATGGATGAAATCATGATCGAATTTGGCCTCCCGAAAGAGAAGATCGTCTCTGCCTCGGAGAACCGCAAGAACCGCCAGCGCGTCATTGACGAATGGCAGCTGGGGCCAGAGCAAACATCGGTCGAGCCAAACGCCAACAAAGAATACTGGAAGGGCGTGGCGAAGGCCTGGGGCATGAACGAGAAAGAAGCGCGCCGGCGCCTCTGTGCCAACTGCGAGTATTTCAAGAATGGCCCGATGATGCAGGCCAAGATGGAAAGCATCCCTCTCGATAAATACGACATGGATGGCGGTGGCCGAGGCTACTGCAAGAAGTTCGACTTCATCTGCCACAACCTGCGCACCTGCCAGGCTTGGGAAGAAGATGACTAGGGACTTGGCAAAATGACAAATTTAGGTGATAATACAGGCGCTGAGACGATGGCCCGCCAGCAGGCACGATCCGCACAGGGGCCACTTTTGGAGCAATCATTACACCAGCACTTTTCTGAAACGTTGGGCTTGCCAGTGGAGGCGAGCCAGTTTCTGTTGGATATTTGGGCGGCAATTCAGCTTTTCGACGACGTGGCTGATGAAGATGAAATTGCCCGCGCTGATCTGGATCGTGTGATCTGGTCGTTGCTTGTTGGACTTCATGGCAACCCATTTTTTGAAGCGAAGCGTCATGCGCTTCTGCCCGTGCTGGCAACAATGGTTTTGAAATGGCAGGCCTCGGATGTTGTGGAACGCGCCGGTGAAGCTGATGCGCGGTCATATGTCTGGCGCGCGGGATATTACGATCTTGTTCTGCTTGTCGTTCAGCTTTGCCACGGCGTTGATGTTGCAACGAAACTCGCGCCGACCGTGATGAAAATGTATGGCGAAACGCTGAGCGAATACATGGAGGAATTTCGAAATGCCTGATCCAATTACAGGCTTGATCATTGGCGGCACTTCTCTTGCCTCTGGCGCGATCCAGTCTAAGGCTGCGAAATCTGCTGCAGGCGCGCAGGTTGCAGCAACAGAGACTGGTATTGAGGAACAGCGCCGTCAATTTGATGTCGCGACAGAACTTTTGCGGCCTTATGTTGAAAGCGGCTTGCCAGCCCTTCAAGGCTTGCAAGACCTCGCTGGGCTTGGAGCAGAAGGCGCGCAGGCTGCAGCTATCCGTGCGATCGAGCAGGGGCCAGAGTTTCAAGCGCTTACCCGCCAGGGAGAAGAGGCGATCTTGCAGCAGGCGGCAGCTACAGGCGGCTTGCGGGGCGGCAACGTGCAGGGCGCGTTGGCTCAATTCCGGCCACAAGTTTTGTCGCAGCTTATCAATCAGCAGTATAGCCGCCTTGGAGGCATCAGTGCCATTGGTCAAGCATCTGCGGCTGGTCAAGCGGCGCAAGCTACTCAGTTCGGCCAAAATATAGCGCAAGGCTATGCTGACATTGGTGCCGCACAGGCCGGTGGCCGTCTTGGACAAGCAAACGCGTGGGGTAATGTTCTTGGCGATGTGGGCCAGATGACAGGATACCTGGCAGGCAGGGGAGTTACGTTCTGATGGCGCGCGCACCAATCAATTACATGCTGGACATTCGCAGCCCCGTTGAGCGGGCCATGCGCGGCTATCAGTTTGGCCTTGGTGAGGTTCAGGCAGAGCGTGAAGAGGCTCGCGCCGAGCAACGTTTTGGCATGGAGCAAGAGCGCTTTGGGATGGATCAGGAACGTTTCCGCTCTCAGCAGGCTGCGGCAGCGCAGCAGGCGGCGGCGGCTCGTCAGGCGGCAGAGCGGCAGCAGGCGTTTTACAGCGACTTTTCTCGCGTTGTAACTGGCGAACTTCCTCGCGGAGACCTTTTGGCCGCCTATCCTGATTTTGCGTCTACGATGAAAGATACGTTTGACCTGATCCCTGATCCTGTCGCTGATGCTCGCGTCGGCTTGGGTCGTCAGGTTCAGGTTGCGCTGAACAACAATA